CATTTTGTCGGACGACAAATATTATTTAGGTGCAACAATGGAAGCGTTTAAAACGGTTGAAATGGCGGTCAATACTTTTAAAAAAAAATAGACGACTATACCATTAATGACGAAAGTAGCGAGGAAACGAAAATAATGGCGTTACTTCGCTACTTTTCGCATTTTACGTTAGACGTGGAAAATATGACAGACGACGAATTGGCGAAAAATTGGGGGCATTTACAATACGCGTTAAAACAAACCGGTCAATATAACAATTAAATAAATGGATCAACAGATAAGGTACACCGTCACGGCAAACGATATGTTGTCCGGACAATTGCAAGGAATGAACCAAAACGCGCAGGCGTTGGAGGGTACAATGGGAAATTTGGGAAATGTGATCGCGGGCGCGTTTTCTGTTTATGCTGTTTCGTCGTTTGTAAAATCCGTCGTAAGCGCAGGAACAACAGTTGAAAATGCGACCACGGGATTAACTACATTATTGGGCGACGCAAGCGAAGCGTCAAGAGTAGTTCAAAACACAATGCAGGACGCGACAAAAACGCCGTTTGCATTTGAAGGGTTGTTAAGCGCAAATAAAGCGTTAATCGGTGCCGGAGTGAACGCAGACAAGGCACGCGCCGACGTTTTAAATTTAGCCAACGCAATTTCGGCAACCGGTGGGGGCGACGACGAATTGGGACGAATGGTTGTCAATATGCAACAAATCAGTAACACGGGAAAAGCAACCGCGCAGGATATTAAACAATTTGCATTTGCAGGAATAAATATTTACAAAGTTTTAGCAGAATCGACGGGACAACCGATCGCGAAAGTTAAAGAAATGGAAATATCTTATGATATGCTAACAATGGCATTATCAAAAGCGCACGACGAAGGCGGGATATATTACAACGGTTTAGAAAATATGGCCGGAAATACGAGCGTTAGAATTTCGAACGTTGGCGACGCTGTATTCCAATTTATGAACGATATTTTCATCGAAACAAAACCGCTTATTGATATGGTTTTAAATTCTGTTTTGGATTTAGTCGCCGGAACTCGAAATTTAGTTACATTTATAAAAGAACATCAAACAGCCGTTAAGACTTTAGGCGTCTTTATTGGCTCGATTGTTACCGTAATGATACTTTACAACGCGCAACAAAAATTGTCAGCAATGTACACCGCATTTACGACCGCTTCATTTATTGCTAATACATTTGCAACCGGAGCAATGACGGCCGGATTTGCCGGAGCGTCGGCCGGTGGAATGGTTTTGGCGGGCGTTATGGCCTTAATTAATGCGGTTAATCCATTCGCGTGGATCGCAATCGCAATTGGTGCCGTTGTTACCGCTGTTTACTATTGTTACCAAGAATTTGAAACGTTTCGGGGCGTAGTTTGGGCAATTGGCGGAGTTATAAAAGCGTACGTCGGAATATGGGCGGATATGTTTTCGGGACTTGGTCAAATCTTAAAAGGCGTTTTTAATTTGGACGTCGAACAGATAAAGTCCGGATTTAACAAAATAACCGACACAATCAAAACGTCTGCAATGCGTTTAGGTAAGTCCGCAAAAGACGGTTATACGGCCGGAATTGGCGATTTTGCGAAAGACAACGCAAAGGCAAGCGATCCAAAAGCAACAAAAAAAGGACTTGAAGGCGTTAAACCTATGGCAATAAACGCAGGAGCAGGCGCAAACGCAGGAGCAGGAAAAGCAACAAAGGGAACGTCGGGCGTTTCCGGAAGCAAAGTTGTAACGGTTAACGTAACAATTGGAAATTTGATAAATGATTTTAGAATACAAACGACTAATATTCAAGAAAGCACAACGGCAATAAAAGACAAGGTATTGCAGGCGTTAACGTCCGCAGTAAATGACAGCCAATTAGTTGCAGGAAGTTAAAAAATAAAGTTATGGAAAATTACAAAGTACCAAAAGAAACAGAAAACCCGTTGGTTTTAAATACCATTAGAACGTCGGCGGTTGTAGGTCTTGCAAATTTTGCAGGCCTTAACAATCTTAAAATAATGGACGCGCAAAATTCGCCGTACACGAAAACCGACGTGCAAAATGGGTTGAAAAAAGAAGACGAACCCGTCCAAAAATTCATTTCAAAACTTGGAACGGTTGTTTATTCAAATATAATTTTTAATGCGGGCGTAATTTTAGACGAAAACGGCGTGGCCGACAATTGGTTAGATTTTAGAATTGACGACGTTTTATTGTCTGTTTCTCAAAGTAAAAAAATTGTCACGACTGAAATACAAGGACGCGACGGAACGGTTAAAGAATACATAGGTTTGGACGACTATCAAATCCAAATTAACGGCCGTTTAAATGGAAATTACAATCAAAACCCTAAAGAATTAACGCGACAATTAAAGATCATTTTGTCAGCAGGCCAACCGCTTGAAATAACGTCTTGGTACTTGCAAAATTTAGATATTACAGACATTGTAATCAAAGACTTTAATTTCGCGCAAACAGAGGGGGAATATTCAACACAATATTTTTCTATAAATGCACTTTCAGACCGACGTTTTGAAGCTAAAATAATATCGTAATGTTAAGACCAATTACAAATATAACAATCACGCAAAAAACGGACTACACAAACCCGCAAAGCGTGATCACGAAAAGAAATAAAGTATTTTTCTTTGACTTTTGCAATTCGTGGGAAATCAACGACGGGTGGGAAAATATGACAACCGGCGGTAAAATTACGTTTCCAAAAAATATGACAGTTGTCGACGTGGCAACAAAAACGCCGTTGTCCTTCTTTGGTAAAAATAGAAATATTGCAGGGTTTAACGGTTCGCCGTTGTTAATGCGTGGCGATAAAGTCAAAATAGAAGCGTTTTACATATATTACGACGACAACCTCAACGAAAAACAAACCGCAAAAAGAGTTATTTTCGAAGGTTACATTACTAAAATTGGAGCCAAAACGCCGGTTGAAATTGAAGTCGAAGACAGTATGTATTTATTGAAACAATTGCCAATGGTTAACGGCGCGTATAGTGCCGGCGTAAGTTTAGAAAGCATATTGACCAACGCATTAATTGGGACGGGGTTAACGGTTAATTTATTGACTGAAACAAAATTGACTTGGGACAATTCGTTGTTAATTATTGATAATTTAACGGTCGCGCAGTTTTTGGAAAAGTTACGAAAAGACGCCTTTTTACATTGCTATTTTCGCGGGACTGAATTACGCGTCGGATCAATTGTTTATATTGAAAGCGAAGCCAAAACAAAAACGTTTGAGTTTCAAGAAAACATCATTTCGTCCGATCTTACATTTGTACGCCGTGACGACGTCGTTTTGTCGGCCGTGGCTTCAAATCATATCGAAGAAAAAACCGGAAAAATGACCAAGGACGGCCACGAAAAAACGAAAAATTCACGCATTGAAGTTTTAGTATGGTTTGACCGTTCCGGCAAATTTCAAAGCAAAGAAATTAAAAAAGGCGACAAGCCGGACGCCAATATTGACGGCGAAAGGAAAACGTTTCATTTTTTAGAAGCCAAAACAACCGACGATTTAATCCGGTTAGCAAAGGACAGTTTACAAAAATATTATTACGCAGGTTTTAAAGGTAGTTTTGTCACTTTTGGAACGCCAAGCGTGGATTTTGGAGATAATGCAATAATAATAAACAAACTTTTGCCGGAGCAAAACGGAACTTATAAAATAAAGGCCGTCGATATTTCCGGCGGGGTTGATGGATTCCGTCAAAAAATACAGTTGGATTATAAAATTAAATAAATGGCAGATTTAACAAGAACAATTCAAGAATTGGCAGGAACGCGCAACCAAGACGAAGTCAAGTTATACCAATGCAACGTTAATTCAATTGATTTAAGTAAAAGAACGGCCAACGTGACAACAATCACGGGGACGGCCAACGTAACATTTGACGCGCTATTGACGGCCGGAATTTCGGACGGCTTGGTAATTACGCCGGAAATTAATTCAATGGTTTACGTTTTAATGTCAAAATATACGTTGCCGTTTATTGTAACCTATTCCGACATCACGCAATTTAACATTATGGGCGGGGAATTTGGCGGGTTGGTTAAGGTTGTCGAATTAACGCAGAAATTGAACAATTTAGAAAACAAAGTCAATGAAATAATTTCTATCTTTGGAACACACACCCACGGAGTTGTCGCCGTAGGTTCGCCAACTTCGCCAACTTCGACGCCGGTTTCCGGATCGTTGACGCCAACGCAAAGGCTCGACATTGAAAATATAAACGTAAAACACGGAAAAAATGACAATTAACAAAGATTTTGCATTAAATAACGACGGCGACTTGCTGTTTTTAAACGGCGACTTTGTAATTGCCGAAAGTGATCAACAACACGTCGTCGACACCTGCAACGCGTTTGTTGGGTGGTGGAAAGAATTTCCCTTGGACGGCGTAGGAATTGGCAATTTTATCAATTCAGCAGGCGGGGCGCAACAATTGGCGCGTAAAGTAAAAATCGAACTTGAAAAGGACGGATATAAAGTTGATAATCCGGTTATTGAATTTGGAGCAGACGGAAAACTTAATTTGTACCCAAATGCAAGCATTTAAACAATTTACGCAAGGTTGCACGTTGTTCGACGTTGTACTCGAATTGTATTTGTCTTTGAATTTATTGCCTAAATTTATAGTAGATAATAATATCACGGATTTAAACGCAATTACAACGTCGGGGCAGGTTTTTAAATACGACACGGATTTTATTACAAACGAAATTTTGTCCGAAGAAATAACGCGTAAAAGTTACCAATTTAAAACCGGCGATTTAAAAATATTTAGTCGCGGAATTGTTGGCGAATATTTATTGATTGAAAGTTCCGAGATACTAAAAGACGAAGCAAACAACTTATTTACATACTAATAAAATGAGCAAAAAAATATCAGAATTACCGGAATATATCGGAGCCGACACACCGGCCGGCGACGTGCCAATTTCAATTGCGGGGACAACGTACCGGATCACGCCGGCAAAAATAAAAGGAACGTCTGGAAGTGGTGCAACTTTAGGTCTTATTAAAATAGTCGATAAAGCAGGCGACTTCTTTACCAATTTGACTACTGCTTCGGCTTATATTAGAACGTTTACAAGTGCAACAATTACAAATGAAAGTTTTTCAAATGGTACGTTTTGGTTTACCGTTCCGAATGGTTCGAATTTCGCAAACAATAACGGTTTTTTGTACAAATTAACGCCACACACGGCATACATTGAAGATCCTTTGGAATTAATTTCTTTTTTAGGAAATAATACGCTTGGATTTAGCTCTGGAAATAGTTTTTTGGGAAACGTAAGATTTGGGACAAATTCGCTCGTTAGTTTTGCGGGGGTTTTAATAGTTAGAAATGTAACATTATTAAATACTTCCGACACCTTCGGGGTAAACGCAAGCGGGCGCGTTGAAATCTACGGAACTATTGGAACAACAACGGGCAACGATTACGCAAACTTTTTTCCAACAAATACCGCAGTAATTTGGGCGCGTCGATTAATGCAAACCAACAACGCTGGAGGTATTGAGGGCGATTTGGCAAGGGCGCAAACGAACGGAGCAAAGTTATTCTTTGGTTTTGCGGACGGCGGGGCAACTGATTTATCGTACACCGCAAGTCCGACAAATGGAATAGTGGCAAGCAGTACCGGAGCCGACGCAATAATCCCGCTTGCGGACAATACAAATGCAGGGTTATTAAGTCCAAGCGAAAAAAGCGCAATTTCAGAAATTAACAAAACACAAGTAAAACTCACAGAAAACATAAACAAAGGACAAGTCGTTTACGTTAGTGGCGCAAATGGAACAAATATTTTAGTTTCTAAAGCAAGCAACGCAACCGAAGCGACGTCTTCAAAAGTTTTAGGGTTACTCGAAACAACGGGCGTAACAAATGACATTGTTAACGTTGTGACGTTTGAATTATTAAGCGGTTTAAATACTTCGACGGCTACCGTTGGCGACGCTGTTTGGTTGGGTACAAGTGGAAATCTTATTTATGGTTTAGCTTCAAAACCAATAGCACCCGCACATCTTGTTTATATTGGAGTCGTAACACGTGTAAGCGCAACCGTTGGCGAAATATTTATTAATATACAAAACGGTTTTGAATTAAACGAAATTCACGACGTACTTATAAACACACCTTTAAACAATCAAGTTTTAGCGTATGACACGGCGTCGGGGCTATGGAAAAATAACGGTAATTTTAGACAGATTTTGCAC